CGTTGTCGAGAGCCTGTTCAACCGCGCGGAGTACACGGGCAAGTCGCTCCGGGAACTGCTCCACTCAGGTTTCTACGGTCCCATCAACCGGGGCCAATTGCCCGGCGCCATCGCCGCGCTGGAGCACAATCCGAAGCGCATGGCGCGCATGAACGCGGCCATCGAGGCGGCGCTCAACGGGAGCAACCTGATCAAGGGCGCCACCGACCAGGGAATGGCCAGCGATCCAAATGGGCGATGGCCCGGCGGGCGGGTCGTGCGGCAGCAGGTGTTCAACGATTGGGGCGGCGGCAAGAGCCGGATCTGGGGCAGCGGCCATGACGGCGCCCGGCGTTTCCGGGAAGCCCAGCAGGCCGGCGTGAACGCGGCAGCCGCGTCCGGGATCCGGAACGCCGCGGCGCTTCACGGCGAGGCACTCCGGCGCCATTTCGGCCATCCATCGCGCAAATCCGGCTTCGACGGCAGCCTGTTACGGCTCGGCAGGAGCAGCGGGCTGATCGGTCCGTCCCAGCATACCGTGACCGGTGACGCCTCGGTGAAGATCGATCTCCATGGCTTCCCCAGGGGCACGCGCGCCGCCGCGTCCGCGAGCGGCCTGTTCAAGGAGGTACGGCTGAACCGCGGTCGCGCGATGCCGATGGCCAGCCAGGACTCTTGAACAGCCGATGGCGATCCCGCCCTGGCGTCTCAGCCTCAAGCCCGCCTCCTACAATGGCGTGGTGTTCCATGTCGAGACCGGGACGCGCTCCGGCGGCCGGCGCAAGGTCATCCACGAATTCCCGAAGCGGGATACCCCGTATCTGGAGGACATGGGACGCCGCGCGCGGCGGTTTCCGGTCACAGCCTATGTCATCGGGCCCAACTACGAAGACCTGCGCGACGCGCTCATTGCGCAGCTGGAGGCCGAGGCCAACGGTCAGCTGGTCCATCCGACCTATGTCGATGCCGACCTGGTCGGCGTCGATGTCTACAGCGTCACCGAGCGGCGCGAGCGCGGCGGGTATGCCGAATTCGAGATCAGCTTCATCGAGGCGGGCCAGGACATCTCAGCGGTCGTCGGCACGCCCAACACGCCAAGCGCCGTCAACCGCGCCGTCGATGGCGCGGTGCCGACGGCCTCGGCAAATTCCGGAAGCGATTTTTCCGGCTCGAATGACATTGTCGGCGGCGTCGGCGGCAATGGACCGTGATCAAGGCAGAACTCGACGAAGCCATTTCCGGCATGAACACGGTCATCGCCGCGCTGCTCGGCACCTTGCAGGGGCAGACAGGGCTGCCAGGCGCCACGCTGCGCCAGCTTTGCGGGAATCTCAGCGACAACGGCGCAGCGGAGCTCGATGCCGGCGGCCCGGCGTTCTGGGTCGGTCTTGCCGCGAGCTTCGAGGCGGCCTATCAGGCGGGCGCCACGTATCGAACGATGGATGCCGTCCGGGCCGCGGCTGAGGCCCTGACGCCGAACGGCCGTGCGGCCATCGCGGTGAAGAACTTCTCGACCCGCATGGCGCTTGCCGAGCTCGCCCGCATCCTGGCGGCCACGACATTTGTCAGCCGGCAGGACATCGACAAATATTTCGATCAGATTGACGCGGCCTTCCGCCGCGCGGAGCTGGTCGCCGCCGATAACCTCGACAACGTCGCCTATTGCGCGCTGCTCGCGATCCACGCGGCGGTGTCCAACGATCTATCCACCCGGTCGCGGCCTCTGCCGCGGATGGTGTCCTACAGCTTTCCGGCGCGGCTGCCGGCGCTGACGCTTGCGATGCGGCTCTACGCCGACCCGACGCGATCCGACGAACTCATCGGCGAGAACAAGCCAACGCATCCGCTCTTCATGCCGCCGAGCGGCAAAGCCCTGTCCTCGTAAAAGCGCTGTCCGCTTAAATGCTAAAACCTCAGGAAGTATGCGTCGTGACCGCGCTCGGTCTGGATTACAAGATCTGGGAAACCGTGGAAGTCACCACCGCGACCGATGGCGTCATCGACCATGCCATGCTCACGGTTTCCGAGCCGAGCCGCGGGGCCAGCAGCCTCGCCAATCTCAAGCTCAAGCCCGGAGACCAGGCTTCCGTCACCCTGGCTGGCCAGACCGTCATCAACGGGTTCGTCTATCTGCGGCAGGGCGCCTGCGACGCCAACGCGCATTCGGTGCAGATCGGCATCTGTTCGAAGGCCCAGAACGTCATTCCCTCGACGGTGCGCGCCAGTCCGGGCCAATATAGCAACCAGACGCTCCAGCAGATGGTATCCGCCGTGTTCGGCGAGGTCGGGGTGAAGTTCAGCCTCCAGGGCTCGCCCGATGGCGCCGACAAGCCGTTCGACCGCATCTCGGAGCATATCGGCGAGACGCGCTTCGCCTTCGCCGACCGCCTGGCGCGGATGCGGAACATCCACCTGGTCGATGACGGAAACGGCGGCATTGTCGGGTTTCGTGGCCCATGGGGTAACGCGGCCTCGTCGATCGACGAAGGCCGCAACATGAAGCGCGGGTGCATCCTGCTCCGGAACGACGAGTCGCTGGAATCCCTGACGGCGGTCGGCCAGCGCGCCGGCCAGGAAAGCGCGGGCGATAACAGCGGCTCGCAGGCCCAGGCGAGCGTCAGCACCTCCGTGACGCGCGATTTGAAGATCGCCTGCGAAGAGATGGCCGACAACAAGGATTGCCAGCTGCGTATCAACCAGGAAGCCGATTGGGTCAAATATCAGGAGGTCGATGGCACCTGCACCGTGCAGGGCTGGCTCAATGATGAGGACAAGCTCTGGTGGAACGACAAGCTCAAGCTCATCGTGGTGAATTCGCCTCTTCTGTTGCCTGAGAACAGTTTCGGATTTGTGATCAAGGGCATTATCCACCGCCAAGGCTCCGACGAAGGCACGACCACCGACATCCTCCTGTGTCGCGCCGACGGCCTCGGCGCGACCAGCGGCGAACCCTATGGAAGCGGCAATTAAATGAGGCATTCGACCTCGCGCACGTCGGCGGACCGCCACGCCAGCGGGCTCGGCCGCACGGTCCTGACGGACGTGGATGACACCAAGTTGATGCAGGAGAGCACGCACGCGCTCTTCAACGGCGAGCAACAGCAACGCATCGAGCACGTTCACCCCTATGGCTTCACGGCCGTCCCCCAGAAGCCGACCGGGACCGGCGTGATGCGGCGCGCGGCGGAAGCGTTCATGTCGTTCCTCGGCGGCAATCGCAGCCACGGCATTGCCATCGCCGTCGGTGACCGCCGCTACCGGCTTTACAAGCTCGACTATGGCGAGGTCGCCCTCCACGACGACCAGGGCCAGCAGGTTCACTTCAAGCGAAACGGCATCTGGGGGTCGGTGCCGAACAGCAAGATGATCAGGCTCCAGATCATGGACGACAATGTGTTGCCGCAGGACAGCAGCGACAGCGGCGGCCCCGGCGCTGAAGGGGCCGGCGGGTCCGGCGGCGGCTCCCAGCCGATGGGACAGATCCAGCAGGCCGGCCGGCCGGCGCGGATCAACCTGACGCTCGACGCCAACCAGTTCACGCTCAACCATCCCAACGGTACCGTGAATTTCAACTGCGCGACCCTCAACATCACCGCGAGCCAAGCCATCAGCCAGAAGGGCGGCACGATCACGGCGGAAGCCACCAGCGGCGCCGTGACCATCACCAGCGACAGCTCCGACGTCACCCTCAACGCGCCGCGCAAAGACGTCGTCACCCTGGGCGTGACCACGAAAATACAAGGCGGGGGCGCGTCCGGCATTCCCTCTACCTTCACCTCGTAGCGGTTCAGCGATGCCGGATATTCGACTTGTTGCCATCGACACGCCGGACATCATCACCTTCGACTGGCTGCGAACTCCCTCAGGGCAGCTGGACGAGACCCAGGAGTTCGCGACCGCCGTTCTCATAGCTCTGAATTCCGACGCGCTCGCGGATCAGAGCGACGTGCTGCCGGACCCCCGAGACAGCAATCGGCGCGGATGGTGGGGCGATCTGGATGCCGCGCGCATCTGGAACGGTTGGCCGCTCGGATCAAAACTATGGCTCCTGACGCGGGCGAAAATCGTCGGGAGCAAGGCGCGCGAGGGCGCGACCACGGCCCGCGTCGACGCCTACCTCCGGGCAGCCCTCAACCCGTTCATCACCGCGGGCCTGTGTTCAGAGATCGCGGTCTCGACGACCGTGGTCAGTCCTTCGCATATGCGATCGAGGATCAGGATTTATCGCGGTCCGAAGACGGCGATTGAACTGGAATATCAGGCCGCCTGGACCGAGATGTTCCCGGGAAGTTGAAGAGATGCCCTGGCAGACACCGACCTTGGAGCAGTTGCGCTCGCTCAATCGCGACAATGTGCAGTCAGAGCTTCGCTCGGGTCCCCTGATCCCGAACAGCGTTATCAGGGTCATGGCGGACTCGAATGCGGGTCTCGCCTATCTCACGCTGCTCTATCTGAACTGGCTCGCGTTGCAGCTGATGCCCGATACGGCCGAGACCGAATGGCTCGACCGTTTCGCCACCATCTGGGTCGGCGGCCGGAAGCCTGCGACCTTCGCCTCGGGCACGGTGACGGTGACCGGCCTGCCCAACCTGGTGCTGTCAAACGGATCGCAGATGCAGGGCTCGGGTCTCTCCGGCGCAATGATCATCTGTCAAACCACGTCCGACGTCACGGTGGGCGCCGGCCCAACCGCCGTCAACATCATGGCGCTGACGCCGGGAGAGACTGGACTTCAGATCGGCGGGACGCTTTCGCTCAATGTCGGCGTTGCCGGCATCGACGGCGGCGTGACGATCACGTCGTTTACGGACGGCATCCCCGAGGAGACCGACGACGCGTTGCGCGTGCGGGTGCTGGACCGCATCCGTGAGCCGCCGATGGGGGGCGACGCCGATGATTACGTTCAATGGGCCTTGCGTGTCCCGGGCGTCACCCGCGCCTGGTGCGCCCCGAACGAGATGGGTGTCGGCACCGTCACCGTTCGCTTCATGATGGACGATCTCAGGGCGACGAATACGCCCTCGACCAACGGCTTCCCGTTGCCGGGTGATGTAGCGACGGTGCTTGCCGCTCTGCAGACGAAGCGGCCCGTCGCCGTCAAGGACTTCTTCGTCGAGGCGCCGATCCCGGAGCCGATCGATTTCACCGTGGCGGGTCTCAATGGCGGTATCACCGCCACGCAAGGCGCCATCGCCAACAGCGTCACCGCGATGCTCGCGGCAAAAGCGCAGCCGTCATATGCGTGGAATGGCGTCTACCAGCCCGCGCAGGAGATTTACGCGGCCTGGGTCAGCGAGGCGATCCTGCAGACCGAGGGCGTGAATTACTTCGACCTTGTCATGTCCGACCATCCGATGCCGACGAACGGGTCGATGGCGGTGCTTGGGACCGTGACCTATGCCTGACGTCTGGGTCCAGCGCAGCGCCGCGGCGTACGCGGACGCGTTCAATCAGCTGCTGCCTACCGGGCCGGCTTGGCCGCGCGATCCTGATCACCTCCTGCAACAGGTGGTCTCGGGGCTTTCGGCGATCTGGGGCGATCAGGTCGAGGCCCTGGCCGCGCTGTTGCTGACGCGCGAGAGTGACCCGAACCACACGGTCATCCTGCTTCCGGATTGGGAGCGTGCATGGGGCTTGCCGGACCCCTGCATCGCTGAGCCGCTGAGCCTCGGCGAGCGTCAGATCGCGCTCGTCAACAAGATGACATTGCTCGGCGCGCAGTCGCGGGCGTTCTTCATCGCGCAGGCGGCGGCCATCGGATACACGATCACCATCCGCGAATGGGCGCCGTTCATGTGCGGCGTTTCGCAGTGCGGAGACACGACGCTGTTCGACGATGACGGAAGCCCCCGCTGGGAGATCGGGCCGCCAGAGATTCGCTTCTACTGGTCGGTGCGAGTGAGCGCGCTCCGCCTGATTTGGTTCAGGGCATCCTCCGGTCAGGCCGGAATCGATCCGCATCTGCGGATCGGGGCGGCCACCGATCTCGAATGCCTGATCCGCCGATGGAAGCCCGCGCATACCGAGGTGATTTTCGATTATTCCCCGGTGCTCGACGCCGACTTCAGCACCCCGTTCGACAGCTTCTACATCCCGATGATCTTCTTCTGAGGCATCCACGAGGGAGAAGATGGACGACAATATTCAAATCAAGGACGGTCTCGGCAATGAGTTCACCCTGCGCTCGAAGGATATCTCTGCCCGCGGCGACGGCTCGCTGCAACGCTCGCTGGTGCTGGCGACGCCTTACCCGGTCGATTATGGTAACGGAACCGGCGCCGGCCCCTTCCATCACACCGGCAAGAGCGGGGTGATGGCCGCTGGCCTCGCGGCAGCTGCGCCGATCTATGCCTTTCAAAACCCATCGGCGGCGGTTTTCGTGCTGCTGAAGCGGGTCAAGATCGCAGCATGGAGCCTTAACGCCGGTTTCGCGTCAGGACTGGCGACCTTCGACCTGTTCGTGGCGCGTTCCTTTACGGCGCTCGATACGGGAGGTCAGCCAGCCACCCTTTCCGGCAACAACGGCAAGCTGCGCACGGCCTATGCGAGCACCGTTAGTGACATCGTGCGGTCAACCACCGGTGCGCTGACGCCGGGGACACGAACGCTCGACAACAGCCCGATCGAGAGCTGGAACGTCGCCGTCACCAACGGCGCCAACACGCCGTTGATGCCGACCCCCTACAAGCTCTTCGACAAGGCACCCGGCGAGATGCCGCTGCTGCTCGCCCAGAACGAAGGCTTCGTCATTCTGGCGACGGTCCCGGCGACGGGGATCTGGACCTTCGCGATCGGGGCCGAGTGGGATGAGGTGGCTGTCACCTCGTACTGAAAATCTATCTGAACCTGTCGACCTTTTAAGCCCGGCCTTCGCGCCGGGTTTTTCATTGAGCCCTTGATGCAATATAATCAGCCATTCGATCAGCCGTCGAACCCGAACGCGTCGTATGTCAACGGCAATCCGTCGTCCGGCACGCCGGGCTCGATCCCGCCAGCCGCCACGTTCGAATATCCGCAGCGTGAGATCGTCAACCTCATCACCGACGCGGGGATCGCGCCCACCAACGCCGACCTGCATCAGGTCTCGAAGAGCATCCAGGGCGGCACGCTCAATTACGCGCCGGACACCGGCGCCGCCAACGCCATGGTGGCGGCGTTCACGCCGATCATCGCATCTCTGCGTCCTGGCCTGGTCGTTCGCGTCAAGAAGATCAACGCGCCGAATGCGGCCGGCGGCGTCACGATCGACGTCGGTACCGGGGCCAACGCGATCGTCCGGTCCGATGGTTCGACGCCGATTGCCGGCGATCTCCCGGCCAACGGCATCGTGGAGCTGGTTTGGACCGGCTCGAACTGGCAGACCGTCAACTTCCAAGGCGTCGGCGGCACCGGCACCAATGTCACCAATATCAATGTCAGCATCCCCTACGCGGCGGACACCGGCACCGCCAACGCGCTGGTGGCGACATTCAGCCCCGCGCTCACCTCGCTTCCCGCCGGCCAGATGGTCCTGGTCAAGGTTGCGAATACCAACACCGGAAGCGCGACCATCGTCGCCAACGGTCTGCCGAACAAGACCATCGTTCATCGCGACCTGACCGTTCTCAACGCCAACGATCTCATCGCCGGAAGCGTCGTCACCCTGAATTACGACGGGACGTATTTTCAGCTGGTCGGGCGCACCATTA